GCTTTGGCGACAGGAACTTTTTCAAATATACCAAATGTGATACCTGCTTGGAGAGTGACTATAAGCGCTACTACCAGTTATTTTTTAGTTGTGAGTGCATCTTTTGCGGGAACTGCTGCTGCATCTAGTCGTCTTTCAGCCACTCGTGTTGGATAAGATAGGATCGTAAATATCGTTGTATAGGTTTTCGATGTTTTTTAGATCATCATCACTGTATGGTCTCCATTTTTTTTGACGGGCTGTTTTAACTTTCCAGAAAAAATCCCTATCTCTTTGCCAATAATGGTTAATTCTTAACAAATTGACAGAGACAAATTGTGAAAAAGGACCGTCAATAAATTCTTTATTTTCCGTTACAGCATGTTTCCTATCTTGATATAAGAAATAATGCGGGTTAATGCAATTATTCACGTATTTGGGTCTCACGATGGTTTTTACGTGATGATTTACTGATGCATTTATTTCTGTTCTATAGCACAGTCTGTCAACCATTTTTTCATCAGGATCTATTTTATCAATACCCCCATTACCGTACATAACCCAATTTACAGATACTGCAGCATACTTTTTAAAATTATTTAATACATAGCTGATCTTTATTCCTTTGGGGCTGAAAAGAAATTCATCTGTATCCAAAAAAGCTATCCATTCATGCCTACGACCATAATTTGTGATGCAGTTCATGTAAGCGCTTGTTTGTATCTGACTCCACTCGCTTTCATTTTTTTGTTTAAAATCCCAACATATTATTTCAATTAATCCAGAATCAACATATGTCTTCAGAATAGTCTTAAAGTCATCTGTGCTATTATTTTCATATAGGTAAAAATGAGAAACGCCTTGTTTTTTATGGAATTCAATCCACTCGGGAATATATTTCGCGTCATCTTGGAAAATAGAGCATATAGCTAATTTTTTATTATTTTCGTGAGAAAAAACGAGTGATATTGTAAAAACAAATATTAAAATAAAGTATTTCATAAAACCTTCGGTAAAGGACGTTCAATATGCCTAAAGAGACAAATAAACAGAAAGAAAAAATAAAAAAAGTTATGACAGAGGGAAAAGAGGGGAAATTGCATAGCGGGTCAAAAAAAGGGCCCATAGTTACGAATGCAAAGCAAAAAATAGCTATAGCCCTATCTGAGGCTGGAGTTAGAAAAAAAAGATAAGACCATTTATTTATTGGTCTTACTTTCTTGTTCTTGTAAATCTTCAATAATTATTTCCCCATCTTTGAAAATCTCCAAAGCCCCTGGAAGCATTTCAGAACATGATGTTGCCAATAAAAATAAAGAAATTAAATAAAATTGCATAATGTTTCCTTTTTATTTGTGTCAAATATTTTCTTTCTTTAGATTGGGATAACACAATTAAATTTTAAAGGAAATAGTTATGGATAAAAAAATTAAGAAACTTGAGTCAAAAGAAAAACAGCTTTTAAAGGGCACCAAAAGCCTTTTGAAGGAAGATAAAAAACACGACAAAATCATCGAAAAAGCTAAACATAAGAAATAAAATATTTTAATTGTCATAAAAAGATGTGAAATGTTACATAGACTATGCAAACATTCCTATTGTTTTTCATGAGAAAGGGAGGGGAAGCATTGTCCCCCTCCCTCTTCTTCTATGTTGGAAGAATTTTATTTATCATACAGTCGTAAAAAATTTTTTCTTGTTCTATCATTTTTTCGATATATTCATCGTCTCTTGAAACAATAACGATTTCTCCATCTATACCGTCAAAACTGAAATAATACATCTCAGATATCTCACAAACAGCCATTTGATGCTGTAACTGAGGGTAATAATGTTTGGGAACTTTTCCAGCTAATGCTGAAGAATGATCCTTAGCTCCACAACACTTAATCTCTAAGACTTCTCCTTTTGGAGATCCTCCATCTAAACTAGCCATCATCCATGGGTATTTTGTTGATACCACAACAACAGGTTCTAACTGGATATCTGTCTTTAATGTAAACAACTCTCTGGCCAATGGCTCTAAATCAATCCCTCGCTGCATATAAGCATTTGGTGCCTTATACTTAACTGGAGATGTTTTTTCATAGTACAGGTCTAACTTTGTTTTCCATTTGTTTACCCCCATGATTACGGAAGCGTCTGTGGCTGTAATTTTATTTTGTCTAAATTCTAACCATTCAATTGTACCTTGAACATATTCAAGGGGTATTTGCATACTCCAACCGCCTCTCTAGATATTCTACATGATTTTGAAGTGAAATAATCTTATTAGCTAAAACACCAGCTACAAATGTAGCTGGGCATTTTTCCATTTCGATATGTTCGGAATATTTGTATTGAATGTCTCTTATAACATCTTCTGCTTTCATTAAACTTCCCCCACAACATTTTGTTGGTTTTGTTTTACTTGTTTAGCATGAGTTTCATTCATATATTTTGTAGCTGCTTTTTTTACTCTGGAATATTCACCAACAGGTATTTCTGAAATAGAATTTGCGTTAAACTCTCTCTTTATCGACTTAGCAATTAATTCTTGGTAATGGTTATCACAGTCTCCAAGAATATGTGTAAGCTCAGCTACCTGTGTGTCAGATAGTTTTGAAGAGAAATCATTTAACACACTATCCTCTTCAGAAAATATTCCTGGGGTATAACATGCTTGATCTTTAGCAAAAGGATCTGCTCCATCAATAAGAGCGTCTAAATTGCAAGGACGTTCATTAAACTTTTCCATGACGATTGATGGCAGTTTTTTATGGGGAACGGGGTTTACACTATACTCTGTTTCAAGGTTTTCTCCTTTTTTCAGAATCTTAATATCATAAAAATAAGGAGCACCCCAGTCAGTGTCATTACATAAAGATTCGATACTGTTTCGGATAGAAGCCTGTGTGATATGTAGGATCTGTATTTCTTCTTCTAGATAGTTCCATACAACCATAGACCAAAAATGTTTAACTGGTTTTTTCGGATCTATTGCTTTTGCAGGTTTTTCTTCAAACTTAAATCTTACTGGTTTTTTGTCCAACCAGTCTTCCCAACCAAGCAATGGTTGGGTTAGGATCCGAAACTTATTTTCACCATCTACCAGTTTCACGTAAAAATTAGATGTTTTTGGCGCTTGGTAATCTTGAGGTAGAAACAATATTTTATTCATCACGGCTCCATGTTTGATTTTCTTCGTAATATTTTTTATAATCTTCAAATTTGTCGTCTATTGCTAAAAAATGTGATTGATTTAAACCAAATCGCTGGGCTATCTTTTCTGCCTCAGGTGACTCATACTCATACGCAGCGGATAGAATCCTTGCAAAATCTTCAATTACGTCTTGGCGGACTATCGTTGATAATAATTGTATAGATTCTTGACGCTGCTTTTCCATTTTTCCAGCAATATAACTTTCATATTCTTGCTCTTCGGCTAAACCATCGTAAAAATTTAAGCACTGCATGCTTCACCTGTAATAAAATTTTTCATGATAATTGGGTATTGATATTTTTCAAACCACTGGCGTTCTTCCATATCTAAAATGTTTTCTTCTATTTCGTATATCATGTTCGATGTTTGCGATACCCATCTTTCCATTTCATCAAGATGGATTTTTAATGTTTGTAAATCTTTTTTAACTTTTGCTACATTCATAAATTCTCCTGTTTTATGTTAAAAAATATAAAGTGCGTGACAATTTAAGTCAACGCATAAAAGTGAAAATCATTGAACTTAAATCCATAAAAGTTTAGATTGTCGTCTCAACAGGAGTACATATCATGAAATTACAGTTTTATTTATTTTTGAAAGAGATCACTATCAAAGAATTTGGTAAGAAAATAGGTGTCCACCATGCTTATTTGTCTCGCATTAGCAACGGGCATGTTGCGCCTAGTTGGAGGTTGGCAAAAGATATTGAACAAGCCACAGATGGATATGTCACTATTCAAGAACTTATGGACATGAAATTTAATAAAATAAGTCCTGAGTTTTTGGAAAGTTGCGAAAATCATCAAACAGCTGTGTAGCAACAAAAAAAAGAGAGACAGAAAAGAAAAAAAGTAACAAGTGATACTGCTAAAAAAACTTTTAGAAAAATATCACCACCTAAACCTTCGTATATTTCTTTCCAAACCGGCAGCATACCAACCTCCAAAATATTGATTAACCAATAACATGTAATCATTTTTTTAGAAACAAATTAGTTGAATATTTTTTGAATAGGGAGTAGAAAGTTGTCAGTTTAAGAGGTTCCTTATGATAGTCCGCCACACTTTCAACGAAATGCCACCTAAACCGTTTATGATGCAGATACTGGATTCTACGTCAAAAGCGTATGTTTTTCTCTGGGAAAGACGTGATTCATTAAACAAGATAACAATGACTTGGAAAGATTTATCCAGATATTACAACAAAAATTCATTCAAAAGCAGTTTACGCAAGCTAAACGACGAAGGATTATTGGATTACGAAGAAAGTGATTCCGATATATCCATAGAACTGGTAGGATGGGATGAAAATTAAAAAACCCATGACTCGGAAGCCATGGGTCACTAACGAAGATTGAAAGAATGAACAGCCATTCATCTTTCACAAGAAGATATCTGAATATCTTCTGAATATATCACTTCTCTGATTATTCTTCCAATCTTCTTTTGTGTAAAATAAAAAAAAATAAATATTTTACAAAAAAGGTTATTTCCATGAGTACAATTCGCGGCGTAAAAGATAGAAGATATAAATTCGTTCAACTTATCAACGAAATGTTTGAAGACGATAAGCTTAGCTTAAAAGCTAAAGGGTTTATCGGATATTGTTTGACAAAACCAGATACCTGGAAATTTCACATGCAGTATCTGTGCTCAAAATTAAAAGAGGGTGAAAAAGCCATATACTCTGTAATCGATGAATGTGAGGAGCAGGGTTATGCAATTCGATATCAACGTCAAAGAGAAGATGGTAAATTCTTGGAGTGGGAGACTCTGATCTCCGACTCAAAAACTGAAATAGAAACCATCAAAAAAGAATTAGAAAATGACTTCGATTTTAAAGTAAGTTTTACGGACCGCCGTTTTAGGAAAGCGGAAGAAAAATTTGAAAACAAAGCTGATTTAAAAAAATGTTTACCGGACGCCTGTTTTAGGGACGCGGAAGGTGAGGACGCCGTAAACGCCCCTATTAGTAATACTGAAGAAAAAGAAGTAATACTGAAGCAGCAGCAGCAAGAGACTGGTGGTGCTTGGAAATCTTTAATTTTCAAAAATACCAAGGGCGAAGCAGTATCCGTAACTCAAAGTGAAATATTTC